CCTCCTGCAGTCGCAAGTACAGCCGCTTCAGTTGACGACGACGATGACGATACAATGTCTTACTTCGCAAAGCTAGCCGCTGAAGAATAGAGAGTTTTGAGGGAGCATTAGCTCCCTTTTTTCTATGCACCTGCCCAAGCATCTGACATAGTTCCATTATTATTTACTGGTGATGGTGCTGGTATATTACCACCTGATACTGCTGTACTATTATTTACTTTCGTCGATGCGTCTGTTACATTATTTACAACAACTGTTTGACCAGTCTGTGCAACTTTCTTCATGGTTTCTTTTTCAATGCCTTCGCTCATAGCACTACGAATACCATCTCTTGCACCACGAACCAATGCGTCAGTTACATCACGTTGAATACTGAAGTCTTGAATCTTATCTGCTGTTTCGTCAGAGATAATACCTAATCGATTACCAAGTTCTGTTGAAGCATCAACTGTAACTAACTTAACAAAGTCACCTAAGCCACCAAAGAATGCTGATGCCGCACCTGCTGTTCCGACTGCTACTTGCCCTACAGCACCTAACTCTTTACTTGCTTCTTCAGTTGCCATCTTAAAGCCTTCGTAACCCGAAGTGATTACTGCAAGTGGAGCTAAAACACGATTTACACCACGTGCGGCTTTACCTAATACTTGACCTGCTTTTGTTTGTGAGAACGCCTGAAACTTTTCTTTTGCGCCAGCACCTATTGCTTGAGCCTTTGTAGTAACAAACTCTTTTGCTGTAGAGACTCCCTGACTCACTTTCGAACCTAGATTCTGTGCACCTTGTTTAACATTTTCTACTACTGGTGCGGCAAATGATTTGATTTTATCGAAGAATCCGGTTATACCTTCGACTGCATTCGCACCAAAAGATTTTGCTTTATCGACACCACCAGATACAAAGTCCTTTGCTTTAGATCCAATATCTTGTGCTTTCTTAAATGTTTCTGATTCAGTAATCTTAGTGATTATACTATCTTTAATCGTATTAAATCTACTCACAATACTGTCTTTAGCATTTGTTGCAAACTCACCGACTGCTTTACCTGCATTCTTTAATGATTCTGGTAGTTTCTCTAAATCCTTTTTAAGTAGTTTGAAACTACCTACAGCACCCATAGCATTTAACTGTACAGCCGCAAGAACTGTAAGTAGAGTGCCTAGACCAAATAATCTACCAATACCACCAAAACCACCACCTTGTTCTTCTTGTGCTGGTTGAGTATCGCCAGGTGCGCCAGGTTCGCCATCTCCTGGACCCATCTCTCGCATTATTTCGAGCATGTCTAACTTATCAGCCGCTGACTGCTTGAAAAACTCACGAAACTGCCCTTCGATTGCTTCGAGTTTCTCTGCGCCTAATAGATTCGATTCTACTACATCGTCAAGAGTTGCTGTTGCCATTTTGTTTTCTAGCCTCTTTTTCTTCTTCTAATGCTTCCATTAGTAGTATTAAATGTACTTCCCTCTCCCATGGCATCATCATGTCGAGTTCAGTTAAAGTATATTGGTGATGCCTCATTAACAAAAAGTTGGTTCTATAGTAGTTACTCAAATCTTCATGAGAGAGGCATACTAAAAAAAACTTTGCATACCTGCTACAGATACACTATTATCCCCACCACATTTATGACATGAGAAATCTACTTGTGTCTTAATCTGTGGCAAGTCATTCATGAACTCTGCTAATGAATCAAACTGTTCTTTACTCATTGATTCAAGGAATGCTCTCACACTTTCTTTAGGTTCATCTGATATCGCAATACGTTCGTCTTCTGTCAATACTGCATCAATACAGTTTGCAAGAATCTCAAACCCAAGTTCTGATTCGTCACCGTTTAGGTCAATCGATTCGTAACTAGGATACTTCATCTCAACAGATACTTCGTCTGATAACTTAATAACTTTTGTTTCTGTATCAACAACACAATCAATCTCTTCTAGATTGACTAATGCCTTAGTCGTTGCTTCGCAGTGTTCACATGATAAGTTCAAGTCAATCTTTTCACCTACTGACTTAGAACGTATCTTTATAAACATATACTCTAAATCAAATGTTGTCAGTTTAGTTCTGTCAATAGGATCTGCTACACATGCAGTAACAGTATCAATCACAGCATTCATCACCTGATTGATGTCATTCGATTCTGCGGCAAGAAGTAAGACTTTTTCTTCTTTTACAAGATAAGGTCTGAACCTTACTGACTTACCTGTTGATGGTATTTTCATTGTGTATTTTGGTGTTTCATTCAATAATGGTAAAGCCATGATTAATCCTTTATGTTATATGTTAGCAGAGAATATACCTGCAAGTTTCGCAATCGCTTCTTTAGATCCATTCTTAGGATCGAGTTTCTCACTGTTCCAGTTTAAATAAGCAAACTCAACAGTAATCTCACTGATTTCGTTTTGCCCGTTATCTGATAATGTTTCGTTTGTTACTGATACTGGATATGCTCTATTTAATATCCATCTAAAGTTAGATTCGAAGTTCGTTGCGGCGTTAATATCTATACCAACATTAATCGCACCCAATGGTTTTCTAAACACACCTAAATCTTTCTGTGCATCAAACACAGGAAAACTAACACCTTTTTCGAGTTGAAATATCTGAATGTTACCAGTGTAGTTGTCAGGATAGTTTGCTTCGAATCGCCCTTCTTCTGTAGAGTATTGACGTAATGCTTTTGATTGCCAGTTGTAGAAGTACTCACGTACATCTTGGTCGTTTAATACACGAAATGTCATATTCACATTAGGTGTAACATATCCATGCACAACATTCTGTTGGTCAACACCAATCGTACGTTCTACAGTTGTTAACTGTTTTGAAGGCAGTGTAACAGACGAACATAGTAATCCCTTTGAATATGTGCTCGAACCATCAATAGAGGGCAAGAAAACATAATACAGATTTGTTCTTGCTACACCTCGACCTTCTGATATTGTCGATTTAAGTTCTTCTATAGTGCCTTGTCTAAGCATTTATCATTCTCCGAGAATCTTTATATACTTGACTCTTATTACCTCGGAACTGTGCCATTGGTAGAAATGTAGCAATCTCCCATTCTGGAGGTGGTACATAAGCCAACTGCCCTTCGACTTGTGAGTTCAAGTAATGTTTAAAGCAAGGTTTAAAATATCTAAACTTTCTTGCTCTATTCATAAGGTCGTATGATACCTGAAACTTAGTTGTTTCGTCATACTTCTTATTGTTCGTAATACCAACTAACTCATCTAAAAACTTTGCTCGTAATGGTATTGGTAGATAATGAAGATTCAAACCGTAGAACCCACCTTCTGCTGGTCCCATTGCAATCACTAAAGGGAATGCATCATAGTACGGCAATGTCTTACGATGTTTTGCATCATAGAAAAACATGTACATCGAACCGATTGCTGAACGTTTACGTTTTTCGATAGGTTCATTGTTCATCAAATCACGACGACTAAAGCCACGCATGTTTTGTACTTTCTTTCTGAACCATGCACGAGACTCTTTAGTGCGAGGTTCGATACCTGCCCTAAATGCTTCGTATTCTACTTTTTGAAATAAATCACTCATGGTTCTATTTATACCTTTTTAGCAAAAAGATAATCATCTTCGTGAGTATGCACCAACTCATAATCTAAGTTAGACATGAACTTTTGTACCATCATAACATTGTATATTGCGTTACTCTGTGATTTTAATAACTCAACTAATATGAGTGGGTTATTGTTTCGTATTGTTTCGACCGAGCCACGCAATACTTCGAGTTCAAACCCTTCAACGTCAATCTTAATAAAATCTACTTCTTCATATTTAAATAAATCTAATGGTACTATTGGGCAAGGTATTTTATGTGATGTTTGTTTGAATGATTCTGCCTTTTCAACTGACGAATGTCCAGTATAATATGGGTAAAAGTTAATATCCATAACACCTATCGAAGATCCCAAGCCCGCATCGAATACCTTTACATTTTCAAAAGAACGTAAGTTATATTCACAACATTCACGAACAAATGGTATGACTTCAAAGCATCGAACAGTCTTAAAGTTCTGCGCTAAACCTTCACCGAAAAACCCATACGAAGAACCGATATCTATAGCAGTACGCATTTCGGTTTTTTTACAGTACGGTAAAATAACTTTAGCAAATATACTTTTATTATAATGTGTGTAACCGTCCGAACCTTTTTTAGTTCTTTCAGCATATTGTAAAAAAGATGGTGCATCTTCAGTATCTAATAATACCCAGTCACCTACTCGCTTTTTCTTCATCATTTTTTAGTTCTCTTCCTAGTATAAGGTTTTAAAGGCTTGATTTTTTTCTTAGACTTTAATGGTTGACGTGATTTAGGCATTATACCCATGGCAGTCAACTCATGTTCGGTCCATATCTCGAATCCCCATTTATGATCCTTCGCAAACTCAGTGGCGGCTTTCCATTTGTTTTGATTCTTTACATAGGTCATTGCTTCACTAAGATAACGCTTAGTGCGCTTATCACCATTAGGTACTTTCGTTTCTTTGTGTGGTTTCACTTCTACAAGTATTGTTTTACCTGTATTGAATGTTATCTTAAAGTCCATGAAGTAACGATGAATCTTATTATCAACTTCATAGACATAAGGTATGACAACCTCTTCGCTCGACCACTTCACTACATCACTCTGTTCATCACACCATTTCATGACGTGCTTCTCCCAAAGTGAGCGATATACTACATTTGTATGATCCCCTTTATATTTTGAGGGATTTTTAACTCTATATTTTCCACTATACGCCATACGAACACTATAAATACCATTAGAATATTTCTATTTAGTGGGCATTTAAATGAATGAACAAGAACAAAATCCTGACATAAAGTTTGCTTTTCAGAACGAGTTTACTGACGGTGAAAAAGTAAAACTTGCAGTAAAGCGATTCGAACAAGCAAATACTGATGCGACTGATCCGTCGCAAGCGTTAGAGAATGTGAAACGAAACTTTCACTATCCCGAAGATATAAAGTCTGGAAAATATCCTGCTAAGATTGTATTCACAGCAATAAAGGTAGAAGGGCTGAATATCGCAAAAGAGATTGGCGAGACGTTTGAAGGTATCACTGAGTTGTTCGGGCGTAATGCTCAAAATAGACTATCGGGCGAAGATCCTACGTCATCGACTTCTGATTCAAAAGTATCAGAAGAGAAGCGACGCAAACTTGCAGAAGATATCAAGAAATCAAGTCTATCGTTCAACCCATATGAAAATAAAGAAATAGGTGAAAAAGTAGGGCGTGTAACACTACCACTTATGCGAGACTTACGTTACACAGATAATGTAAACTATGAGACTGCTAACTTAGGCATATTAGGTGGCGGTGCAGAATCATTGATGCAAGGTGACAATCCACTTAAAGGTGCTACTGATGGAAATGGTAATCTATCGGGTGGCATATCTGCATTAGTAGCAAATGTTCTTGCTAAATCGACAGGTGAGATTGTCGGTGCTGGAT